CTATCCCCCCTTCATCACCAGCCTCTACCCTTCGTCTCAGCTCAGTTAGTGTCATATCTTCTACTTCAAATACTTTGGTAACTGATAGAGCAACTCTCATTCTTTATCCATTTCCTCCTTATAAGTTATCTCCATGATACTGCTATGTATAGCATAAATCCTAAGAATACTATAAATAAATCCTGCCCAAACTGTATGTTATTATCTAGCCAAGGCCTTTTACTCCCAATGTAGATATAAGCATACTGTCTACTAATTCCTATATCCCAGTCGCATATCTTCACTTTCATATTACCATTATATCATACTACCCTATCTCATGTCAATCTTTCTGTTGCATCCGTATCACCTGAACTTATCCGAATTATGGACTGGTCTGTTGCATCATGCAACAAGTAACTATACTTACTTCTGCCTCTTCTTGTCTATTCTGAGCAAAAGAAAAGGACTGCTGGCAACTTGCAGTCCATATTCTTATTGGTTCTGGTCTGGTACTATATGATACCGTCCTTCTTGAGCAACTTCGTCCTTAGGCCATACCTGAAGTTCTTGTCAGTATTGGAGTTGTATGCTTCCCTGAAGGTCTGGCCTGTCTCAGAGTCGAATATCTCACCTCCATACTTCTCCAGCAATGAGTCGGTGCTAACATCGAACTTCTTGCCTGTACCGCCACCACCTGCCTTAGGTGTCCTTGTTGCCCTGAATGTCAGTCGAACAGTTGGGACTTGCTCACCAAAGTCCCAGGATAGCCAGATACCATCTGCCTTGTCAAGTTCTCCAGCGTCATAAAGTGGAGTTATTACTCGCATGATACTTTCCTTTACGAGATTCTCCACTGCCACCAATGCCTGCCGCTTGGCATCCAGTTCAACCTTTTCCTGTTGTTTGGCTATCTGGTCTATCTGGCGGCTTATCTTGGTTACGGCCTTCCAGTCGTTCTCAGCCAATGCCTGCTGGAGTTGGGATTTGAGTTGCTCTTGTGATGGCTGTTCCTCAGTGACTGTCTCCTGTGCAACTGAATCCTGTGGTTCGGCTTGTGCTTGCTTCTGTTTTCCGTTTGCCATTGTACCTCCCGTTTCTTTATTTAATTGTTAAGGTGCCGGTACTGTTGCCACTTTACCAGTACCAATGATGGTCTGTGATTCCATCATGTAATCAGATTGTACCATACTCGGTTTGAGTTGTCAAGGGATAGTTGACATAATGTTCTAGGAAATTAACAGAACCTTTGCTCGGAACATATGTTCTAATCATCCTATTGCTGCTCGGTGAGGATTGCCTCCAATAGGTTCATGCTCGTTTTAACTGCCTCAATGAACCCATCGAGGTACTCTTGTGATACAGCACCCTGTTCTCGGCATTGTATCATGCTTTTAGTTGTGATGTCCATTCGGCGACACCACTCGGTATTTAGTTCCTGCCCTGTCATGGCACACCTCCTTTGGTATATCATACCATATCGAGAACCGTTTGTCAATAGAACATATGTTCGCCTTGCTCGGTATGTTTTGATAAGCCTGTTCTTGTATGATTTATTCCTAAGGATATTGCTCCCATATGGTTATGTCCTAAATGAAAGAACACCACCCATACGGTCAGGCAACTTTGGTGAGGATACTTTATAACTATGTCTCTTCGCAGAATTTGGATTTGTAAAATTGCTACTTACCAGCTATCCCTGGTGGCTCATCTGATTCTGGATTTATATCAAGCATCTTGTGTATCTGGTTATGTATCTTCTCCACCTCTTCTTTAGCAGTATTGCCCAGCAGCACTTCAAAGTTTATAGGTACAACAAACACCTGGCCTTTTATAGTATTGGCAAGCTGATTGATGAATCCTTCCAGAGCCTTAGCATTTACACCTCTAGGGATTTTTACTACTGCTATTCTTGGCTCAGGTGGTATAGGGACTGGCCTGCGAGGTTGCTTCGGTGCTAATTCCTGAGCAGGCTCCTCCTCAAAATCAAATAGAACAGTATGGCTGCTATCTGGATTCTCGGTAGAAGCTATAATAACTAGTCTCATAGGTGAAGTTACGTTATGTCTTGCCACTAGAGTCTTTGCTACGCTTCCAAATTTTAGTACTTCTTCCTTAGTAACGGTTTCTTTAAGTGCCATTGTTCCTCCTATCATACTCGCTGTCTTCCATAGTTCTAACTACCAATTTAGTAAACTTCCTATCATCCTTAATCTTAGCTCTAGCATACCATAGGTCTTGCAGCTTAGCTACTAGCATCTTAGCACTTCTATTAGTATCAAGATACTTGCAATACCCAGTAGTAGTTCCATAGCTGTCAATGAGACTATCGAGCTTAGCAGCATCCTTAATAAATGTAGGAAGCCATATATACTTTCTACAATTACTACACCTAAATAAGCTTCCGCCATGCAACTCATATATACATATTAAGTTATGGGGTTTATTGTCTGGGCAATAATCTCCTATCCATTCTATTCCCAGTTCGGAGGCAGTCCTCCTAGTGGTATTATCCTCTCTTTCAACTGTTCTATCTGGCTTCCTATCTTTATTATATCGTTTATATCCTTTTGCTCCTGATTTGCTAGGGGAACTTCCATTAGTGTCTTTAGTTTTTGGACTAACCTTGCCCTTTGTCTTGATATCTTTGACCTTTCTATTTTTTGTGCTTTTGTTAGCTGAAGCTGCTTTCTTCCTCTTGTCTCTTCTTTTGGGTGAGTTCGTAGATACTCTAGACCTGCTTCTAGCCAGCAGCATATTGGAGGCTCTTCTGGGTTTACTATCTTCTGTCCGTGCCATCTTAAGTTCTTTACAAATCTCCTTACCTTTCCATCTCTAGTCTTCCATATCCTGCCAGCTACCATTATCTCCCCCAAGTGTATAGGTTCTCCGCAGTAAGCACACTTAGGAACAGTTTTACGACAGACAGTTAGCCAGATGTCAATTTTAGTATCTCCTCTCTATCATATATAATCTTTCCACACCTAGTACAGAATATGAGTTTAATTTCACTACTAGGTATATGACAGATGCTCTTACTGGGCGGGTCTATTACTCCTATTTCAAAGAGCCATCTATGCTTGAATAACTTGCATATTAACTTAGCTAACATTTGCTCAATGTTCCTAGTTCTATCTGATACGGAATTATAATTATATTTCTTTTATACTTATCATCTTATCCACATTTACTGTATCCACATATGCTACAATACTCACAACCTTCCTGAAGAACTAGTGCAGCTCCACAGTCAGGACATACCTTAGCAGACATAGGACTAATCTGCTGAGGCTGTTCATTATGGAAAAGCTTTCTATGTACTGCTAGCTCTCTAGCAGTTAGATTACTTCTTCCACATATCTCACACTTCATAACCATATTATATCATATCAGGATATAGTTGTCAACCATCTTATTCACTAATGACAATAAATAATAATATGTATTTGTATCCTTGACAACACTAGTACACAATGTTATACTATACTGATATGATAGAACCTACCACTGTGCCTCCTAACTCAGATACTCCATCTGAAGTTGCTATAGCTCAGACTCTCCTTCCCTGGCGTAGAGATGATAATAGAGCTAAATACTTTGGCTATCTAGCATGTGGAATTACTATCGAAGAAGCTCTATATATGCTGGGTCTAGATATGACCTGGCTAGATGAGCAACGTAGGGATACTGCATTTAGCCAGCTTGAACTAAGGATACCCGAAATAAGGAAGGAGCTCAGCAAGGAATATATAGAGCTAGACTTCTTTCGCAACTTCAAGCTAGTTCTTGAGAAAGATTATAGAATCCTCAGGAAATCTATAGAAGAGGAGATAATGACTAGACAGGAGCATGAATATCTCCTAAAACTCCGTACTGCATACACACCTCAACAGCTACAAATCCTTGAGCAGGCTATGAGAGGTATTAGCAGTGATGGGTGGAACTTTTCTGAGTTTATAACCAATAATCAGGATAAGCTTAGGAGTGTTGAGATAACTAGGACTGATAGGATAAGAGTAACTTCCGATGGTGAGAAGAGCAAGGACAGCTAAGCAGGCTCAAGCATCTAGACGAAATATCAGAAGAGCTCAAGCTAGTCGTATTGGAAGGAAAGAACCTAGAAGTGTAGGCAGGGAGACTAGAAAGAGGCAGAGTACTAGCAAGCCTGCTTCTAGAACTCCAGTGACACTTAAGCTAAGAAAAAGATAATGGAGCAAGCTATCATCGAAGCACTAGCCAATGGGGGAGCTGTAGCTATCCTAGCTGGCATAATCTTTCTGATGTATAGGAGAGATAGAGAATCTAGTGAAAGAAGGATAGCGGATATATGCTCTGGGCATGAGAATAGACTTAGGGAAGATAGGAAACAGTTGGCAGGTATGATTGAGAGCGAGCAGAATACTAGAGAGGAGAATACTAAGGCTTTGCAAGAGTTAGTAACAACTTTACAAAGAATGAATGGGAGGAGTCATGGCTAGAAGATGTCCTGGAAGTAGAATTAGGAGTAAGGGAGCAGGAATAGGACTAGGAAGAGGAGGAGGTAAAGGGCCTATAGGGAAACCTCAGAAAAGGTAAGTAGGAGCTTATATGCAGACTATATCGCAGGATGAAGCTGCTGAAGCTTTATTCTCAGATAGACGGCTCACTATGGAGTCCTTACTCCAGATAGAGGATAAGGAACGAAGATTAGTTCCGTTCATCCTTAATCCTATTCAGCTAGATATGCTTCAGACTTCTACATTTAGAGATATCTATGTTAAGCCAGCATCTGTAGGGGCAACATCCCTTCATCTAGCTGATTTCTATCTTGATAATATAACTCTTAGTGGAACTGTATCAGTTATTATTAGCTATGATGAGACCAATGCTAAGCGTCTTATCATCAAAGCCAAGCGGTTTCATCAGTTTCTGGAAAGAAGGATTCCTACTATTCCTAAGCTTGAGCATAAAAGCGCTGAGGAGTTAACATGGGTAACTAAGGATACTAAGCATCCATTCTACTCTATCATGTATATTTTTAGCTCTAGGAGCTATACTATTGGTAGGGGAGAGCCAATACATAATCTACTACTAGATGAGTACGGATTCTGGTTTGAAGGAACGCATGAATTGGTGTTTGCATCAGCTGCTCAGAGAGTTCCTGCTAAGCCTGGAACTAAAATAAGAGTATTATCTACTCCTAATGGAGAAGATAATGATTTCTGTGAGATGTATAGAGCAGCTAAGGAAGGAACTTCTGTAGCCAAATCAGTCTATAGGCACCACTTCTATCCTTGGTATATTCAACCAGAGTATATTATGTATGCTGAAGACCCATTCTGCCTAGATGAAGACAATAAAGACCCACTATCTAATATCCAGTCAGATGAAGTACTGTTAATGCAGGTTCTCATGGACATCTATGATATGTCTGAACAGGATGCTATGGCTAAGCTTAGATGGAGAAGGTATAAGAAAGCTGAGATAGCTAGCCTTAGAAGAAGTGGCGATACTGTTCTTCTATTTGAGCAGGAATTTCCTGAGGATGATGAGAATTGCTTTCTGGTAGCAGGAGACCAAGCTTACAGCTCTGATGTTATAGTTGATAAGATACACTACTGTATACCCGCTAAAAGCCAGAAGAATATAGTAGCTACTGACTCAAGAACTAAAGATACTATATCTGCTACATTAGATATCTGGTGTGACAGAGAAGATAGTTTAGGTTATATAGTATCTATAGACCCAGGCAAAGGGAAAACGTCTGAGTCAGTAGGTCATGTATGGCACTTTCTTGAGGGCTATAAAAGTAAGGATGATAAGGAAATTCCTCCAGTTATGCAGCATTGTGCTACACTAGCAGGCTTTTATGATGAGTGGGAAATGGCTCTGCTGATGAAGGAAGTAGCACATTACTACAATAATGCGGTAATAGCTCCAGAAGATAATCTAGATATAGTTAGTCATCTTAGAGATTATCCTGACCTATACTATAGGGAGGATGTAAGAACTGGTAAGCTTGTAAAAGCAATAGGCTGGCAGACTAATCTATCCACTAAGCCTTATATGGTTACTGAGGTTAGTAGACACCTTGAACATATAGACTGTCAGGACATACGATTCTGGAGCCAGTGTAAGAATATCCGTAGAAATCCTATGAGCAAGAGTGGAATCTTAGTGGTAGGTGCAGATGACCATCACGACGCTGGTGCTATTGCTATAGTATGCAGAAATGCTCAGTCAGTACAGAGAGGTTATGCAGGCTCGGCTGGATGGCCTGATGAATGGTAGGAAAGGAGATAGAAGTATGGAAGGATTAAAAGGATTCATATGCAGCTTTCTAGGATGTAGCGAGAACTGTAATCGTGAGCTTGCTAAGTGTTATACAGAGAAAGATACTCTAGCAGGTGATTTGAATGACGCTAATATCAGAGTTGAATACTTAGAGAGCTTGCTATCTCATCCTCCTCCACCAGAGCTTGAGTATGTTGTGGAGAAGGACACTGAGTGGGTTCAGACTGTACTAGCTGACTTCAAAGCTAATGTTATCCGTCTGCCCCTAGGCCCTGAGTTTAGGCTAACTAACAAAGAAGGATTTATAAAGTTTGTAGCTTGGGATTGGGTTGACCAGTTTGAGTATCGTAAGTCCTTTATGTGCGGTAACTTTGCTATTAGCTTTAAGGCTCATGCTGACCAGTATGGTATAAATCAGGTTGGAGTAGTACTAGATTATCAAGCTGGTCATGCTTACAACTTGGCTGTTTTTCCAAATAGGGACATTATGCTACTAGAGCCACAGAATGACCAGATATGGTACTGGGAGGACAAAGACCTCCCATTCTATGTGCTAGAAGGAGCAGTAGTAATAATATGAAGTTTTCTAGTATTAAGGCGTTTCTAGGTGGACTTAAGCTTCCTGAGTTCTTAAGCACTCCTAATGAGGTTCATGCTCTTATAGAGGGAATAGCTGATGGTTACTGTCCTTGGCAGAGCAGGTATGAACCAACAGATAAGCTTGTTGAGAGTATTAGGAAGGAGCATCACTACTACTCTGCTGGAACAGTAGTAGGATTTGCTACCTTTATATTCTCTGTAGCAGGAGCAGTATCATTAGTACTTGGAGTAATAGTATGAAACAAAATGTAAATGAAGTGGTATCTCGTTGTAATGAGCTTAAGACCTTCTGGAATCCTCGCAATGAGGCTATGAAGCGGTGGTATAGACTTATAGAGATGATAGACGAGCTTAAGCAGGAGAAGATGGAATCCTTTGTGGGTAATGACCCCAGAGCACTATATAATCTTACACTACATCTTCTAGATACCAAGATACCTCATAGAGTCAGAGACTATGATATGTCTGACCTTAATGTAGCAAGTGCAGTATCTCAGGTTAATAGGTACTTTAATATCAGTTGGAAGGATGCTGATAATACATTTCGTAGGTCAAATCCTAGGCGAGGCATATTGAGAACCTTCATAGGCTTCATGCTTGCTACTGGATGGTATGCTATGCTCAGCATGAACTCTGATGATGGTAGTAGAACTTATAAGGAGCCTCTTAATCCTGCTGAGGTTTTTCCTATGTGGGATAATATGCTAGGATTAGATGAAGTAGCTCATATTTACGCTACTACAGCTAAACAAGCTGTTAATCTGGCTAAGCGTAATGACTGGAAATTATCTAGTCCCTATCCTCAATGGCAGGCTACTGTAGGCCGCAATGTAGTAGTTTACGACTATTGGTGGATGGAGATAGCAGACAATTTTCCCTTTACTGCTATAGCATGGAACGCTATAGTCATAGGCGATAGTCTGGTAAAGTTTGAGCCTACAAGATTTAAGAAGATTCCTATTTATATATCTCCTGTAGGTGGTCTGCCTGATATGGGAACTTTGACAGAAGGCTACCTACCAACATACTCATCTACAATAAAGCTACAGACTCAGAAAGTGGCTGGAGATAGATGGAAGGCTGAGCTGGGTCAGTCTATTATAGCTACTAATGAGAATATCTATAAGACCTGGAATAGATGGTGGACATTCTCACTACAACTTCTGCGTGATACTGCTCAACCTAGAATCTTTGAGCGTAGTAGAAGTGGTCATGCTATAGTAAAGCCTGAGGATGTATTTAAGCGTGGGGCTATATTCAGAGGAGGGCCTGATGATTCTGTAGACTTTTTGGCTACTCCTCCTATACCATTAGAATTGAGAAGTACCCAGCTTGACCTAGAAGCTATGATGCAAAGAGGAGGAGTTAGTTGGGCTATGCATGGAGCTGTAGCTGGACAGATAACTGCTTATGTTATGAGCCAGATAGCTGCCTCAGCAAATCAAGTAATGAAGCCTTTTCATCAGGCTATAATAGATGCACTATCTGATATAGACAATGATGATTTAGCAGATATAAGAGATAGAGGTATCAAACCTTATGGCTGGAAATATCCTGATAAGCTTCCAGACTATAGCGTAGTATCTGCTGAGTATGAGATAGAGATACCTGGAGACCTAATCCAAAGGGCTACTACTGCTCATATGCTAGACCCAGAGTTTGCGTTGAGTTATAGCTATGTATCTAGAAAGTTATTTCCTGATATTGGAGACCCGCTACAGGAGAGAGCACAAAGAAGAGCTGACCAGGCCGAGGCACATCCTAGTAATAGTATGATAGCTCTGATTCAGTACTATAGAGAACAAGCAGCGTATCTGAGAGATAAGGCTAAGGATATGGAAGCTGCTAATCTATATGAGATGATGGCGGATATGGCTCTACAGCAGTTAGCAGGGGCTATGGCTCCTGAGCAGCCTACTACTAAGGTTGCTGGTATGGGAAGACCCGAAGCAACTCCAAGAACTCCTGCTGGAAGACAACTGTCAGCTGGTGAGATAGAAGGATAATATGCCAGAAATAAAAGGTGCGCATAAGTTGACTTCTAGAGAAATAGGAGAATCACTAGTAACAGACACTAGTGGAGAGGCTCCTATCCTTCCTGCTCCTACAGAAACTCCAGAGTACTATGCTGGCTTCGCTAAGGAGTTTGAGCAATTCGGATTGGGCTACCAGAAGGCTTTTGCTAGACTACAAACTGCTGAAACTAAACTTAATCAGCCTCTATTAGCATCTATAGTTCCCGAAGGCTTCCTCAGATTTGGATTAAAGATGAGTCCTATTGCTTATATAATAGAGGCTTTAATGCCTTCAGGAAAAAGGCAGGAAATTAAGGAAGCTGTAACTGCTGAGGCTCAGGCTGAGTTTGATGCTGCATCTAGAAATATGCAGTCTA